CATGAACTAAAACTTTATTTACTTTACCCATTATCTCTTCATCACCAATATTATCTCTGAATATTCCAATTTGTCTTAAACGAAATAAATTTTTTATAACATGCTCATCTCTTCTTAAAGTTCGAAGTTTAGCCAGAGATTTTAATTCCACCTTAAAAATAGAAGTAATATTATAGTCATTATCTTTTAATTCCTCTTCATCCTTTCCTTCTGCTATATCATTTGATAAGATAAATCTATCTTCATTGTTATTGAAATTACCATTTGGATTAAAATCTGGGTGCCAAGTTAAACAATCACGGTATAAAAGATCATCCAAATCCGATTTTAATAATTCGTGGAATTCATATTTTCGATTTAGTCGTTTTATCCAAGACATCTGAGAGCCAGAAAGAAGAAGATTTGATCTTCTATCAAAAGAAAGTTCAAATTCCTGGGCAAATTCCTCTTCTCCAAAGTCAGCTTTTTGCTTTTCTGCCCATTCATCATCATGGCCCGGGACTTCCCAGTAGTCAACTCTTTTAAATTTAAACGAATTTATCCCTTTATTAGCTTTATCCCATATTTCAAAGAATAAATTGTCCATGCCATCCGGGGTAGACGATATAACACACTGAGAAATTAATGATGATGATAGTGTAGGATAAACTGATCTCCAGAAAGATCTAGCTGTTTTTGGATTAATGTGAGCAAATTCGTCAATGTATAATACGTGAATTGTAAAACCGATAGATGCTGTTTTAGTTGTAGCTTGTGAAGTAAGCATACATCCATTATCAAGCCTTAGTCCTTTTGCTGCAATATTTCTAATACCTGGTTTTAAGAAGAATGGAAGTCCCCTGAAAACATCCAGAACTTTTGAAACAATTTCAATAGTTGTCTCTTGCTTGTTAGCAAGAATTAAAAGGTTTCGATCAGTGTGAAAACATAGATACCAAGCAAAATAAGCAGCAATAGTAGTTGTTTTACCAGTCTGACGAGATGCCATTAAAATAAAATTCCTATTAACTGGACCAAAATCTTTAAGCTTTGGAATCCAGACCTCTTCGCCGAGTGTATCTAATATATCTTCTTGAAAATCCCTTAGTTTTACAGTTTTTCTCCCTTCGTCTGTTAAAAATCTACAATAAGTTTCAACAAAATAATCAACATCTTGAGAACATTTTATAAATTCCTCTTCCTCCTCGTTAGTTAATTGGAAAAATACATTAGCACCTTTTAATTCAAAATCACCTTCATGAAAACAGGTGGAATCTATATCTCCCCCAAATCTTAATTCTTCAAGAACACCACTAACTTTTTCTGTGGTCCATACGACTGATCCTTTGGCCATTTTAACGATTCTTTAACATATATACCAATTATTCCGATTCTAATTCTTCAATGTCTTGAACCTCACTCATTTGAGCAGCTTTTAATCTCTTAGTTTCATTAATAAGTTCCTTGGTCCCCATAGCAGTGATACCATCCTTATTTCGAACAAGCCCAGACTCATGAGGGCCAATAGCTTTAAGTTCCTCCTCTTTCTCCCTAATATCTCCTTTGACATCACGGTAAGTCATTTTAATGGCCTCTACAGTTTGTAGAAGTTGTTTATTTAGCTCTCCGATAGTCTTACTAAGGTTACCAAAGACTTCGAACATACGTGGATGTGCAGCTCCTGAACGCACCTCTTCCATAAGAGCTTCCTGCATCATTTCATTAACTTCTAACTGATATAAAATCCCAGTTAATGAAATAATATCAACCTGCATCTTGTTTTTTAAATATGGATTTTCTTTTACCATATTATCGGAAAGCATAAGTCCAGTAGCGTTATTAACCATTCTTCTAGCTCTCCTTTGACAGTTCCTTTTGGTTCTATCAAAATCCATATCAAATGTAGGCTCCATTTTAAGTTCTGGATTGTCTCCAGTTGGGGCTACACTGCTATCGATAGAAGGATTTGATCCTGCTACCATTTTTTCAAGGTCTTCCCTTTCTGATCTAATTGTCATAACTTAACAAATTTTTAACATGATTTTCTATATATATCATGATAAAAAGACCAAAAAAGACGATGTCGTCTTATTTGGTTTTAAAAAAATTATTTTTTGAATTTACAATTATCATTATGATACCGATTCAAATGACTCTGTTTCATCTCAGCTCCACAATGAATACACTTTCCAATTGGCATATTCTCGAATGGATTTTGTCCAATTTTAGATATTCTAAGTTTTGCTTTTTGGGTTTCTGGCATAGGAATACCTTTATTTACGGGAATCTGTCCTAAATGGGATTCTCTCATCTTCTTTCGGGATTCTTCAGAGTGAGATTTTCCAACCCAGTATTGATTTCCTTCTGAGGCTTTCCCTATTTTCCATTTAGATTCATCCGAATGGGAATAATTCAAATGATTTTTATTTCCCTTTAATCCATTAATAGTTTTTTGTCTATGATTCTCCGTCATAGGTATTCCTTTATTCCATGGAATTTTTCCATACATAGGATTTTTATGCCCTGGGAATGCAGCATTTCCATAGGGACTAAGATTATAGCCGACAGGATTTAAAGTATCATGTTCTTTGATATAAACTTCTTCTAATAAAACAGCTTCTTCTCTATTATTACAAATTTTTATAATTTCTTTGGAAAAATTTTGTCGGCCATACTTCTTAATGGCTTTTTTTATGAGAACTCCGCTTCCTAAATAAGAATCTTCTAAATTTTCGGTAGAATGGGATCCAACATATTGTTTTCCATTAATATGATTTGTAGTAATATAAACTATATCTTTCATATAGTATATATCATGGATCCGCTTTATCTAAAATGCTTTTTTACCAATCAGTTAGCGTTGTTGGCTTATGTATGGTGCACGCCAACGAGGATCTGCATTATCTAGGATCAATGCTTTATCAGCATTTTGAGTAAAATACGACAGCAATTCTTGGATTTGTTTTTCCTCTTCAATTGTAGAATTAAATAATCGAATATTAGTCATATAGGAGAATGATCTATTAACTGTATATTTTTCTACTTCAGTTTGTTCAGCAGTAAAAGGAACGGTTTCATAGAAAATACTTTGTAGTTTTTCAGTACTATCATAAGTACTTGGTTTCCAAACATGAACATTATATTGTCCCCATGAATTTCCAATATTAACGACAAAACCATACCAATCCCCTTGAACTAATTTATCAGTCATTATTGCAATATGTTCTTGAGATCCATAACGAATTTTGATATATCTGTCTGCATTTATAGTTACTTCAAATCCGGTGTTTGAATCATTTATCCCATCAATTAGAGTAATAGGATTTTTTACCCGCATTTTCCAATTATTCGGTTTTCTTTTCCACCAATTAGACTGAATACTATTCAAGTAATCAATAACGGATTGATCCACTTGACAGTAATAATTTCCTAAGTTATATTCATTATCATCTACAACTTTAGCATACAAATTGAGCTGTTCCGATTTATAAATTACAAAAGTATCTCCTATCCCAAATCTTTTATTTCCATTTACATGAACTTTAACATTAGCGGGTGGAGTTAATGTTAAATAAGGAATAGGATCAATAAATTGAATATCATATTCTTTTCCTGCATCTACTCTAGAATTAACCCATGCTGTTATAGATCTATCTTGGTTTTCTGGAATTATATCTGTTTGGTTTTTACAAGCAAGATTAAATTTACAAGGATATTCAATAGCATTATAAGTAGAAGAGCTATTAAGATCATATATGGATTCTGCTACGACAATTCCATAAATATCTAAATTATAAGAAAGAATCTGAAGATCTGTATCTAATATTTTATATTTGTCTTTTGAAGTTGAATTAAAAGGAGACATTTGTTTTGGATCCACTATTTTTTCAATATTTTCTTCTAGTTTTTCTCCAAAGAGTTCTCCTTCTGAAACCGTATATTTATCGATGGTCTCTTTAAGCGCATCGCCTTCTTTTCTGGAAGCTTTTGGTTGATATTTTTCGAGATTTACCATCCAAGTTGTTTCTTGCTCCATAAATCCTCTTTTCAAATAGGAACTTACAACTTCATATAATTTATTAGGCAGGGGGAGATAAACGATATCTCCTTTCTGAGGAGCTGTTCCAAAACCGGATTCTCTTTCCCAGTATTTTTTATCTATTTGGATCTCTGTTGGAACATTATACTCCAGCCCAAAAGAATCATATTGATAATTAGATTCCGGCATAGTTCCGCTATCAATAACTACCTTAACACAAAGCGGAGTATCTTCAACACAAGAAAGAGTGTATTCTTGGAATATAACATCCTTAGATCTTTGTTGAGGCACAGCACGAAACCATATGGCTTCTATCCCAAACATTTCGTTAGCTACCTCATTCATTGTATTAAATGTTTGAACAGCTGAAAGAGCAAAATTTGGATTAAATATAGATAATCCATCAGCAGTTAAATCCACATTTAACCCGCTAGAAGTAACTTCTCCTTGTTCCCCGGGAAATGCTGCACTTACTGATTGATTGAGATTATCTTTTTTTTCGGATGACATTATAGATCTTCTTTTATTTATATATTTATACTAATATAATATTGATCCCTTAATCCAAAAGAAGGATCAGTTTCACAAAATTGTATAATTTCGAATTCAACTAAGGGATATAATTGATAATCATATCTAGAATAAACATCCTGCGAAATACCTATTTCATTTACATCATCATATTCCCCAAGATATTCCATAGCAAAAGGAGTTATATATGTCTCTTGGTTATTAAAATATTTTGAAAATATATTTTCTAATCGATCTTTTGATATATTAATCATTTTTATATTTTTTTAATATTGAAAGAAAAAAGTTGTTTGGCCTCCTTCTTTTACATCAGCATCCCATATTTTTGTAGCTACTGGAGTTCCAAATACGTCTGGGATATGATAAAGATTCCCACTCATATCTCTTGTAAGTAACATTTGTTGTCCATCTGCTTTAAATTTACTTGGAATGGATCTATATATAAATTTTCCACTAAGTTCACTTGAATAATCATAAGCTTCTGTTATTCCAGAATCTCCTTTGGTATAGTAATAAACCTTTGTAGAGGATTGATTATAAGGAGAAATAAATACAGTATCATTACTTCCATTACCATAGCACCAAACACGTTCTGTATTTGGAAATTCTGTAGATATATCAATTGATGTCCAACTATACCCCTGATTAGTAGAATAATTTAATGTATGTGCTGTTCCATTTGTGTAAACCATAAAATTGCCATCAGGCGAAATATATCCATAACACCAAGCATTTGAAACAACGGTTGACCAAGATGATGCATAATTAGTACTTATTGCAAACCTCCCAGTTGCAGAAGTTATAAAAGCAATTAGATTCTGACCTGAATCATCACATGTAGCAAATCCTGCAGCACCAAATGATGAAAGGAATTCATTCCATGTAGCTCCGTAATCTGAGGATCTTTTACACCATCCATTGTGGCCGCATCCATATACATATTGTCCAGAAGAACTACATGATATGGCAGGAGCCATTACTGTAGTATTAGTTGTTGTAACCCAAGTTGAAGAATCATCAAGGGATCTTCCCTTATTATAATTCCATGCATAACCATTTCCAATATAAGAAGATGTAGAAGGATCCTCCGGAAAAACTATTACATAAGCATTAGCAGAAACATCTTTATGTTCATAAGTTATTCCATGATCTCGTGATATAAAAGTTCTACGAGTTCCGGTAAGTGAAACGTTATTAACACTCTGTCCAGTAAAACCATAAGTTTCTCCATCTCGAGTTCCCTGACCATGAGTATCATTGAAACCAGTTCCGGATAATCTAAAAGCACTCCATCCTGTCATATCAAATTCCTTCCAAGTCCTGCCACAATCATTACTATATGCTGGGGACTGAGCTGTTAAATAGGATCCCGTTGCTATTAGATTTGGAAACCATCCATGGAATCTGCCCATATTAAGATCTTCTTCAACAAATCCTGCACCCAGACCCAGTTCTCCAAAATTTACTTCAGATCCAGAGGGTTTTCCTGCTACTATATTAATATCATTAAAAGATATTTCTCCTGAACTCGGTACTGCCATTTTTAATCATTTTTTTTCATTAAAATCTCGACTTTTTCTTTCAATTCATCAATTTGCTTTTGTTGATTATTTATAGTTTCTTGCTGTTGACTAATGGCCCTTGTTATATGAGGTATTAGTTCAATATACCTAATATGTTTATAATCTTTTTCTTCAGAAATTAATTCTGGAAAATACTCTTCAAGCTCTTGAGCAATATATCCAGTAGATAATTGATCCATAAGACCTTCCAATTTATAATTAAAAGTAACTGGTCTAAGTTTTAATATTTTAGAAAGAGAATCAGATTCAATTGTTATGATGTTATCTTTTAATCTTTCATCCGAAGTTATAGCTGAAGAATATGCAAATATATTTCCTCCAGCATATATTGTTCTTGCTACAGTTAAATCTCCGTAGATGTATGTTGAATTTAATTCTGCCATGATCTATTTTATTTTATATATTTAATTTTCTTTTATTTTCCCTTTGACATAAAGAGTATCTTTAGATAACTTTACTCTATTAGTGGATTCTGGGTTTGTTGTATCATACAAAATTTTTATCTCTTCAGCCGACAAAACTTTATTATAAA